GTTCCCGCACTTTTTTTATTTCTATTTATCTTGAATGTTCTTTGAAGCATTCTTCAACATCTTCGCAAGATCGGCAGTGGATCCAACAAACATGGTATTATTCACAGTAGTAGGATTCTTCTTATCCTCCTTACCAAGATCTTTCATTTTCTTCTGAAGGTCTGCTAGTTTATCAGTGATGTCAGCGACATTCTTAATGCCCTGGAAGGCGACTTCATATGCTCTTGGGTGGTTGCTGCTCCTAGCAACATCAAGTAACTCCTCAATGGCAACCTGACCCTTCTGAATGAGTTCATATAACTCACCCCTAGCATACTTATAGTCTGCTTCTACATCAGCAGTATCAATCTCAACCTTTTCTGGTTTAGGTTCATCAACCTCATCCATGGGAGTGATGTCAAATACATCCTCCATGTTCTTTTGAAACTTATGGTCCATAGTATTCTATCCCTTCATTGAATCCGAAATCATCATCTGGTTGTAGCAGAGCATCGTCGGCAACATTAATAACACCATCATTATTTTTATCCTCAAGTGCTTTGGGTGATACTTGATATTGAAGAACCCTAGCATTGGTGTCTCTATCACCGATTTGAATATCGGCAATAGACTTCCTGATGATGTCGTTCGCAGAAACAGGACCATACAGGTAGGTCTTGACTGAGAATCTTAATGTATAGTAAATATACCTTCTGGTAGAGTAATCACCTTCATAATCATCTGTGAAATCAATACTTTCTAAGATAATAGGAATATCTCTTTTCTCATTCATTTCTGGAATGAGATCAACGGTAACTGTAAACTGTGGTTGAAAGAATGGAAGAATCTGCTCAAGAATCTGAAGAGCATCATCTTGAGATTTAGCAATTACATTCAGTTCAAAACCAATGTTGTATGGAACTGGAAGATATTGTACTTTGGTAGTTTCAGTTTGCCCATCACCTACTGCTCTATTTCTTTGAATGGGCGGAACTTTTCTACCACCATCATAAGAAATAGATGTCATTTCAAATGACAATCTGGGGATAGTAATAGTAAATTTTTTGTCGATATCTGGTGCCTGCTGAAGTCTCGCTAAGAACTTCTGGAGCGGACCATATGCCAACGGAACTTTCTGCTGAACGACTAACTCGCCAGCAGCGTCATAAGTTTTCAATTGGATATTATTAAACAGTGTACCAAATGTGGTAACTGTTTTTCTAATAATTTTGTGATAAAAATAAGAACCTAACATTAGAAGCTACCTGTAAAATTGCCAAACTCCCCGAAAGGATTTGATTCTGTGAAATCAATAATCTCATCTGCCTCCGTTTCAATCTCTCTATTTTCGGAGAAATTATCGCTCATATCAAGAGTGTCAAAAGAACCGACAGTCCATGCTGCTCCTGAATCTTCGCCAACAATCTTTTCATTAATATCAAAGTTGCCGTTAATATAAGCAACATTCAAGACTCTTGTTGTTGGATCATACTCAGCAACCTTACCTACAACATTTCCAGGAGATTTGGAGATAGTAATAGTAGGTTGATAACCACTGATACTTACAACATTACCTTGCTGATCATATGTAATATCACCATAAACATATGGAGTTGTAGGTGCGTTAACCCTAGATACTACACCATTTGTAATTTGAGTAGTAGAGGTTCCGATATATGTACCAGAAGGTGTATACCAGAAAGCATCTGGTGCTGTTTCATATCTACCGCCAGCATTGGTGACAGTAATAGGACCAAGAACACCACTGGGAGCAACAACAGTTGTTGCTGCCGCATCAAATCTAGTTCCAGTGATTTTTTCATCCTGAACAAAGTATCCTGCTCCCCCTACATTGAGGACGATTGGGTATACTCCAGATTCTGCTTCAGTGTTATCGATTTCTTCAATGCCAGTATCAAAGATACTGTCGCCATATTCAAAGATTTCACATGTCATTGTATAGACATATAAATTATTTAGTTGGTAGAATGGTTTCTGATTCTCTACATACTTGATTTCAAATACAGTTTCATTCAATGGAAACCAAATAAGATCACCATCATTGGGTCTTCCTGTTACAATTTTGTTGGTTGATACATCTACAAAGTCTTTCCATCTTCTTCGTGAAACCGTGAGAGTTACCTCATCAGTTACACGCAGACCAAACTTTGATAGCATGTCACCATTGCCACCGAACTTTTCATAGTTCTCCAGATACATCTCGATGAGATAACTATCCTTGAACTGTGAATAATAAATGTCTCCCCACAGTTTATCTTCATAGATCTGACGAGGGATGTAATAGCACTCGATGCCATACATCTTGATCTGCTCATCAATCAGATCCTGTACTAGACTCTGCTCACCCTTTGTACCTTGCGTAAAGTATAGATTCTTAGTCATCTTATCCGATCATGTCTAGTGGGGGTAACTCTGCTGCTAACTTGAACTCCTCCATGATGATGTCAATTTCTTTCTGACCATCCTCATAGAACTCTCTACCATTCAGAGTTGTTCCACCAGGCAGTTGAACATTTCTAAACTTGATAAGGTTCTGTCCCCACTGACGCTTGATCAGCGCGGTGAGATATCTCTTTAACCAGACATCATTGTATACTTCCGTCGCAGTATTAGGATCAATCATCCTGTAGCACTCAATGAGAATATGCTGTCCAGGTGTGATACTATCCCAGTCAGTATCAATGAATAATTTATTTTCTCTCTTATTGAATCTGATTGGTTTGAAGTTTCCGATTACCCAGTCAAGAGTTTCGAGATACTGTTTGACCATGAAGTAATTCATGATTTCCATTGAACCGAAGTTGTAGAAATCATTCAAGAATAACTGATACTTCATACTGAAGATATTTCCAGACACTGCCGATGAACTATTGTCATAAGCATATACATTGGTAATTCCCAGAACATGATCTGGTACAGTAATATAGTTATTCTGCTCTTTAAAGTTTGTACCAGCAACTGTACTGTTCGCTTTCGCGTCAGTAATCATTTGCTCGGTTACTTCTAATTTTAAAAATGTTTTGATGCTTCCATCAAAATGACGCTCTTGGAAGAATTGAATCGCATCATCTACAAGATCTTCAATCTGGTCATCATCTACATTGATCTCTAAAACGGGAAAACCTAATTTCCTTAAGCAATAGTCAATTAACTCCTGGCGTGATGAGGGTCGTGCCATGAATAAAAAAATACCCCTAGTTTCCTAGAGGTATTTATAATTATGATTTTAACGAAATTTTGGTCCGTCTTCTAGCGATAAATTTACTGAAATTACAATTTTTCTAGCATCAGCAGTTTGTTGTAAAACACTGTGATGAAAATCTGAACTAAACAAATACAAATTGCCTGGAGTGCATGGAAGCATTTCAGTATCTTGATTCAATTCATTTGGAAAACTGGGTGGTTCTAAAATATTTTTATTCATATCATGAAACATAATATAATGTGATGGATCTGTTTCTAAGTAATATGCTCCAGAAATCAAAGCTCCTCCATGAGTATGTGGAAAAAGAAAATTTCCTTTATATGAAATATTAAACCACATATTAGTTATGAATAATCTATCACATAAAAATTCTTCATAACCATATTGCCTCATAAAATCTTTAGCGTTTTCTAAAATTTTTTTAGAGAGTGGTTTGAATGCAGGTAATCTATGAATAGATTGAATAGATCTATGAGATGATTGCACATTCAATAATGAACTTTTTTTTGTGCCAATATTTTTTGATAATAATTCAATTTCTTCAATAAAAGATGGTATTAAATCAATACAAACTTCCTCATATTCTGCTACTAATTTTGGAAAAAATTTATGTAATTTCATCATACTAATGTTTGCTGTAAAATTAAATCAGTGTTATCTTCTTTTCTTTCTCGCACACAATCATTTAAAAACCAATGTTTCACCGCAGCAACATTGTCGAATACTGCAACTTGATTTTCAAATTCACACCAGAAAAAAATATCATCTTTTAACTGCCATCCATTTGGTCTGTAAATATCTTCTTCGCGAATCAATGGGTGTGGTTTATCTTCTACAGCATCATCATTAGTAATGATTTGAATTAGCATATGTTTCTCAACTCCATGCACTGCTTCAATTTCTTGAATGATGTCATATAGGGGGATATCCGAAACTGTATTCATTTCCATTGTCTATAAATATTTTTGAACTGAATTTATTTAGCGACTTGACGCGATATAAATTCTATACTATAATTATACCATACCAAAGGAAAATTATGAGCATCAAACTTTGTCTACTAAAAAATCAAACAAATGTCATTTGTGACATTAG